AATATCTTGCTCTGTAAAACCGACATCATTCATTAAAAAGTTTAAATAATCAGCATTTCTTTTACTACCTCCTTGAGTTTCTACACGAATTACTCCACCTGTTTTTTTAGTTACAACGTATGCAGCGTAATCAATGTCAGTAGCAAAAGATACACGCATACCTCTATAGTTAATATCTTTTCTTTTTAAATCTTTAGGAAGTGGTGGCTCTACAGTTGTGTTTGTAGTTCCTACTTTTGTTGGCTCTACAGTAACTTGAACATTTTTTAAATCAGGTTTTTTATTAATTTCTGTAGGATTGTTTTTAACTACGTTTTCTGGAGCTATAAGAGTTTGCTTTACAGGTGTTGGAGGTTTTATATTTTCCTGAGTTATAGCGTTTTTAATCTTTTTAATATTGCCTTGTACGACAGTAGCTGCCCTAGTGTTTCCTTTTACTTTCTTTGCTAACTCATTGATAACATCATTTAATGGCCCACTTAAATTTGCAAGCCTGTTAAATATTAATTCTCCCTGCATAGATTCATCTCTTGCAGCTTTACTTGCGTCAACATCAATTACATTACCAACACTTTCTAAGGTTCCTGCTTTCTTTGCGTTAGCAGCGACACCTAATGCGTTGATTTCTGACCTTAATTGTGACCTTATAGCTATTCTGACGTTTAATATATTTTCAAAGTTAGAAGTTATAAGCTTATCGAAGCCAGGTAAAGGCAATGCGTTAGGGTCTACACCTTCGCTAACCTTTGCAAACTGAGCAATACTTGCAGCTTCTGCTGTTTTATTAGCACTCCAACCTTTTTTCTTAGCAGCTTTAGCTAAATCAAACATTACTTGATCTGGTGCATTGCTACTTCCTATAGCTGCTCCCATATCTTCTGTCATTTTTCCAGCAGCTACTTGGTCAAATAAAGAGCCTGGAAGCTTAGACAAAGGTATTGCTTTTTTCATTACAGCACCACTTGGGCTTATACCTTGCTCCATCATTTCTGCTGCACCCATCTTTGTGCTTCTCATTATTTTTGCTGCGTCAATACCTGTACCATTACCTTCTGCAATGTTTTGCATAGCACCTTTTACCTTTGCTGTTTCTGCATCTGGAGCTTCTAGGTATCTAACATTCATTGTTGGAAAGTTATTTATCTTTGCAGCTGCTAATCTGTTGTGACCATTAACCACATAAGTTTGTCCATCTACAGGGTCTTTCCACACACTTATTACACCAGCCAAATCGCTGTTATATGTAGCAATATTTCTTAGAGATCCACTTGTACCAGTTTTACTTAGCCTACCTAAATCTTTAAATTGAAATCTTTTTGGATCTACAAGAATACTATTAGTATCTATAGTCGCCATACTTTCGCTAGTAGGAGGCTGTATATCTACATTTTTAGTTGTGTCAATACCTCCTTGTAATTCTGCTATGTGCTTTGTTCTCGATATAACAGTCTTTAAGTTTTTTTCTGCTGCTTCGTATTGTCGCAATGCTTCGCCAGTACCTAGTTGTTCTTCTGATATTCCATCAGTTCTTAGTTGCGTTCCTGATGTTCCTTGAAAATCTTTTGATTTTTGTATCTTGTCTTGTTTTTCAATTATCTCTACAGCTTGATCTGCTGCTGATTTCTTTTCTCTACCTGTGAGTTTTACTATTCCTATTTCTTCTACTTGTTTATCTGTAACTGGTTTAAATGGATTTTTTACACCTCTTTCTATATCTAATTTTTTAGCTACCTTTGCTCCTTTAGTTAAATAATCTGCAAAAGCATTTACTAATATTACGCCTTCTCTTTTTGCACCACCAATCTGCTCTGCAGCACCTCCTAATAATGGGCCAGCCAAGAATGTACCTATAATTCCATTCTTTAACATAGCCTCTGCTCGGCTATCGTCTTCGTCTACTTGAAAAGCATTTACTAATTCTTTAATTTCTCCATCTGGAAGCATTGCGCTAAACATAGTTGCAGCGTTACCATCCCAAGGATCTTCTAGCGCAACATCATTTATTGCACCAGGCAACCATCCTTCTTGCGCTCCTCTAATAAACCTACCTCCTGCTCTTTGTACTATTCCTTTTGCTCCAGGAGTCTTTAATAATGCTTTTGCTTTTTCTCCCCCAATAGGTACTTGTGGTACTTTTATTCCTCTAGCTTTTAATCCTTTCGCAATAATCATAAACTGCGATATGGAAGAAATCATTTGCCCAACAAATCTTTCTGCTCCGTTCTCTGCAAACTCTGGCAATGGCTTTCCATAGAAAGGTAGAGGTGCGTCAGGCTTGTCAAAAGATGTAGGAGTTAAACCTAGCAGTCCTCTATTATCTCCTTCTTCTCTGTATTTCATTAAAGGGTTAAGACGCATTAATCCCCTATAATCATTTCCTGCTTCGTCTTCTCCCTGGAATGGATTTCTTAAACCAAATTGCAGTCCTGGAGGCGCTTCCTCTCCTGTAAATCTATTTGTTTTTCCTGCGTTATCTTGAAAACCTAAGTCAGCTAAAGTGTCATACCCTGCATCGTATATGTTTTGTATTAAATCACGACCACCTTGTGCAAGAGTTCTTCCTATAGCATCTCCAAAATCATCGTCATTATTACTTGTTTCTTGGTCTTGTACCTGTGACTCTTCTTCAACAGCTACCCCTTGAGGTAGAACATAACGCTTTCTTTCGTTACCTTCTTCGTCTTTATAAATTTCTATTGGCATGATTAATTAGAAAGTGATTTTAGAGCTTCTTGTGCTGCTGGTAGATACTTTAAGTAAGCACCTGTTCTGTAAACTGTCCATGCTTCAAAGCCTTGCATATCATAAATATACTTAGCAGCTTTAGCATTGATTAATGGATCAAACAGTTGTTCATTTGAGTTTAACCCAAATTGACCTCTACGCTCTTCTCCCATCATAAATCCAGGTCTATCTAACATATTTATTTGGAATATTCCGTAACTGTTATCATCTCCTTCTGTATTATGTGCAAGTGGTCTACCACTAGATTCTGCCATTCCTATTGCTGCCATGATTACAGCTTCATCACTTGTAAAATCAGAGGTCAAACTTATCTTTAATATGTCTGCAACTGTCTGTGTTCCCTCTGGAGGCTGATAATTATATGGATCTGTATTTCTTAACTCTCCTGCATTAGCTGCACCACCAAATAATAAGTTAACAGGTACAGCAGCAAATCTTTCTATAAATGATGGCTGCCTGGGAACAATCTCTTGTAGTGCATATTCACGATTAAATTTTTTAATATTATTTATTGGCACTTTATCTGTCATATTATGTTTGCCTAGTTGATTTATAAAAAAGGTTTCTGGATCTACTCCATTATTAATCTTACCTAAACTTCTAATTAACTTTTGAACATCTCTATCAACTTTACCGCTGGTATTCCATTCATCTAATAATTCTATAAATACATCTTCTGCAAACATTGGCTGATTGCTTTTATACATTTCCTTGAGTCGTTTTGCTTCTTGACTATCTATGCCACTCTTATAATTTCTGCCAAAATATTGGTTCTTAAAATCATTAACTGATTTAAAAGTTATTCCTACACTTGCATCTATATTTTCTGGAAGTACTAAGCCAAAATTATTATTTTGGAATAGTTTTGTTAGCTCTGCCTGTATCTCATTATCTGATTTTCCATCTTTTAATCCTTTTTGAATTATATCGCTAGACATATCAATCATCATATTCTCTGCTTTGTTAGCTGTACCCATTTCATCAAGAGTAAATTCACTTGAGCCAGAAGCAGAAGAGAAAAAGAAACCATCTTTCCCTGTCCACCTTTCCATCTCATTACTAATTAATTCATTAGCAAAATTCTGTGAAGGTTCAGCTACACCTTCTACAAGGCTGTTACTTCTGTTTATAAAATTCATACCAAAGTCTTCTGATATAGCTCCTTCATTAGTTAGTCGTGTAACTTTTTCTCTAAACTTAATTGCTAATCTTGGATTTTGAAATATCTGCCTAAACTCTTTTCTTAAGTCATTTTTTAGTTGTGTTCTTTCTGCGCCAAAAAATAAGGAATCGTTAGTTTTTTGTAGTTTGTTTGCATACTCAAGAACTTTAGCTTGATGTTCTAATGGTACGTTTGCAATAATTGTTTCTTTTAACTCTTGATACTTTTCATTAGCTTTTCTTAATTCAAGACCTACTTTTGGATCTGCAAAACCATCTTCTGATTCTCCTGCCATTTTATCTATATCTTTATACAAAGGAAGTATGTCTTTTGTAAAACCATCTGTAATAGCTTGATTGCCTTTTTGCTCTTGCGAAGTCTTATTGAGTTTTTTGTATTCCCCTAATGCTTTTGTATATGCAGTTTGCGTATTTATTAACCATCCAGGAGCTTGTGTCTTGTACCATTTTAAGTTTTCATTTATAGTTTCTTCTTTAGTTTCCTTGTCAGTTATTATTCTGTCTTCTTTCTTTCCTGTCATTAACTTTTCCCAAGGAGCAAAAGCTTCTTCTGCTTCTAAGAATTTATTGTTCTGCAATCCATGTAGCAAAAGTTTTTGATTCCATTGAACTAATATCTTTTTAATAAATTCATCTCTATCTTCTTTAGTTCTATACAGCTGCATAAACCTAGAATCATCTAAGATAGCATTTAATTTTGTAACTACATCGTCTGGGCTATTCCCTCCTATGTGTATCCCTGCTAAAGCATCAACGTGTACTAACGACTCATCCTCATAAACAGTTTTGTTGTATTGTATAACTGCTTTTTCTTGTCTATTAATGTCGTTTGCATAAGAAGACAGCACAGTAGCAGACACTTCTTTCCCTTCTGCTTCTGTTAGAGGTATTATATTTCCGTTATTATCTCCATATACAGTATTTTTTCTCCACTCCAGGTATAAAGGATCATCTGGCCTTAATGACTCCAAAGGTACTTCTTGCCCTCCTGGAGTTAAGACCATTGCACCAGTAGCTTTACTAGATAAGGTTGCAGCGTTAGCTTGTATGTTTATTACCCTGTTCTGCGACTGTAAGTGAGGTACAAGTATATTGTTTCTTGAATCTATATAGTTAAGATTTTGCTCGGCTGCTTTCTTTTGCTCAATAGTTGAATTTGCATCTTCAACTATCTTTTGCAAATCTTGTCTGGTATCTTGCAATATTTCCACAGAAGATTTTTTACTACCAAAGTTTTGTAGTGCAAGGCTTTTGCTGTAATCTTTTGCTTTTGTATCTATTTGTTTTGTTCTTTTAGCTAAAGTACCAGCTGTAGTTTGCAGATTACTGTTAAATTGACCAAGAGAATTAGCAATATTCTGTAAATCCTTAGAATTATCCATACCTATGCTGCTGTCAAAAAACTTTCCTAACTGCAAGCTAGGTACGTTCATCCTTTCTACTTGCTGATAGGTGTCAATAATTGGAGCAGCTGGCTTTATTCCTGGAGGAGTAAGACCCTTAGTAGTGATAGTCGAGTCAACACCATACTGACTTAGTAATCTTCTTGAAGTCTTACGGCTACTATCGCCTGTAGATTTTCCTAGTGAAATTGCCATTATTGAGTAGCGATTGAATAGTTAACACCAGCATTTACACCACTCATAATGCCAGCACCGATAGAGAATGGACTTAAACTTACCTTAGGTCTAGGTACAGGTTTCATAGGATCAAGAATAGTTTTCTTTAAGTATGGAGATATGCTTGCAATTCTGCTTGCTCGTTCAGTTATAAATCCTACTTTCTCCGTTTGAGTACCAGCCGTAGAAAAAGCTAAGTTAGTGTCGGTGTAGTAGTCAAACTTGCCTAGCTCTCTGTTTACATCTGCAAGCATATTGGCAACATTAGCTCCTGCTCTACCTGTCGCCAGTATTGTACCTTTTTGTTCTTTAGCTTCTAACTGTGCTTCTCTTGTTTCTTGCGCTGACTTCTGCTGCATCTGTCTTATCTGTTGATTAGCCTGGTTCATTTTATTTGCTTCTGCTATTAACGCTAACTCTTCATTCTGAAACATCTGATCGTTTCTTAGTGTCTCTTGGTTAGCTTCAAAGTTTCTTTGATTCTGAGCAGAGAGAGTATTGTACTCGTATTGAAACTGGTCAGATAAATTAGCTGCTTCTATCGCTCTGTTCTGTGCAGCGTTCTGAGCAATAGCTTGACCTATGCTCATAATTCCACTAAAGATACCAATAGCAACAGCGGTACACATAATTAAATCTTTACAAATTCGTAGAATGGTCGACCTTCATACCCAAATATTTCATGTTTTTTTATTATGGTAAACCCCATAAACTTTAACCATCGAAGATGTACTGTGTTTCGTGCATCAATGTAATTAAACAAAACAGGAAACTCTTTGTGTAATTTTTTTAATTCTATCCTAGATTGCCTTAAAAACTCACGTTTGTCTCTAGTATCTTCAAGCATATCTTTACAACCTAGCATCCAAACTTGTCCAGAATTGTTAGGTTGCTTTGTTATTCCCCACATTCCCATAGGCTTACCATGCCTACTAATCATAGTCATACAAGGGTTACTCGTAAAGAAACACTCAAATAAAGATTGTATGGGTGATGCTCCAGAATGTGCAAAACATTCCTCTATATCTTCTTTCCTCATGTGTGTTCCTACATAGGAAACATCGTCTATATTAGCTGGCCTTTGATACGCCTTTATAATCTTGACGCTCGTTCCTGATACCATCCTTCCCATTCAGCTGACTGTACCCTACAGGGTAGCGGAGAATCGCTAAAGAGTACAATTTTTGCTTCAATGTTTTGTGCCATTACAGGAACTCTAAACTTCCCTGTAGCTAAAGAAGGCGTACCTATAGGGAATTGACCACTACCTATCTTGTAACCATTGAAAGGATAAGTTTGTTCATCTCTTTGTGATGGCGTAATCTTTACACTAAAGTTAGAAGTCTCATCAAACACAATACTCCAAGTACGCAACTGTAATCTTGGGCCAGCAAGCACAGCCAATCCTCCTCCTGGAGGTGTTTCTTTTAGATATGGTGTAGAGAACTGGTAAGTCATGTTATATATTTCTCCTACAAAAAACTTTGCACTACTTAAATCTCCAGGCACAGTCATAGTTCCATTACCACTAGACCCACCTGTAAGAGTTTCAGCTGTAGCTTTTATAACTTGGCCGTGAGCAATAGTATTGCTTGAATCAAATCTACCTACTACTGCCATTGTTCCTGTATTAGCCATAGGGTAAGGCAATGTAATAACAGTCTGAACTCCTAATGCACCTGAGTTAATAAGGGATGTAGAGCAAGTAGCTTCAGTAGTTTTTCTATCTAGTAGGATCTCAAATTCAGTACCACTATCTACCGCTTCTGGTCTTAGTTGTGTCTTTTCTAGATATACTCCATCTGAGTATTCAACTATTGTGTATAGGTCGCTGTCGAGAACACTACCTCCTAACAAACTCTTGTTTGCTGCTACTTCCCAATAAGACCAGGATGATTGCAGCTTCTGGTCATCGTCAAAGAAAAACTTGTAGAGGTAAATCCTTCGAGGCTGATCCTTGCTTATCATTGTTATCACTTCTTCTGATACAGAAGGAGACATACTGACTAGATTGTCAGGCACAAATCTAGGTACGGAAGATGTTACTTCTTCTGACAAAGGTATTGGGCCACTAGCATCAGGTAGGAAGTATTCTCGTAAACCATTAAAGTCTCCCTTTGGTATTCCAAAGTAAACAGTACGACCTACACCTATAGGGTCAACTGTATCGACAATATCAAATGTAGTTATAGCTGTTACTGTTGCCGTCTTAGGAGTAAGAGATGTACCTATAGATGTAGACCCTGTATCCAATCTAAACTGACCATGTAAACTGAAGAGTAATAAAGTATTAGCAAAAGCTAGGCTACTGTTTAAGAAGTTAACTGACGTACCACCAGAACTAATATCAATAGGATCAGAGTCTAGAGATGTCTGTACTGTCTCAGGAAAAAACCTTTCAAAAGCGTCAGCCCCTGACAGTATTACATTCTCATCAGCCAGGAATACAAGTCTGTTTCTGAATAGGTTAATGTTCTTTATCTGACTACCAACAAACGTAGGGTTAGGCGCAGTTGTATAGTCTCCAGCTACTCGACCTGTGTAGTTAAACTGTGCAAACGTAAATGTACCATTAGCATTTCTAACTAATGTATGTGGCATTGTTGACTTATCAAACAGGTAATTAATATTAGGTGCGACAGTCTCTCTCCATACTCCTGGGCCAAACCCACTTCCAGCTGTAGCTTCAAACTTTACATAGTAATCATCGAAGGCTGTAGCAGCTGAACCCTGGATCTTAACTGTGAAGTTATGCTCTGCGATAGTAGGCAAGTCAGTAATACTATCTACTGTTCCTTTAATTGTTGACGTTGCAGTAGCAGTCTTAGTGTCACTACTTTCTAGCGTATAATCCCCTCCGTCATCCTTTGTGATTCTAATTATGTAGTCAGTATTGGTTACAGTAAATCCAGAAATAGTATTTAATTGAGTAGCTAAGTCGTTAGCAATAGTCACAGTATCAGGTGCAGATCCAGAAGAGTTACCTGTAGTTACGCTCTTCTCCGTACCTCCTAACTTAACTCTGTATGTAGTAGAGAAGTCAGCAGATTTTATAAACACCATTGATTTTGTACCCCAGTTATAGGAGTTGTTGCTTGTGTCCATAGCAACTGTCTTCTCTCTGTTGACTATGAAAGTAAAGTCAGCAATAGAAGCAACCCTAAATGTAGAACTAGGCTCTCCTGTTATATCTAAATAAGCTGTGCCATTCGGTGTAGATACTGTCTGTGCATTGCCATCTAAATCAAATACTTTGATTGCATTATCCTGGATAACAATTAAATATCTTATAACTCCATCTCTATCAACGATGTGTGTAAAGGGCCTACCAGAACCAGCTGATCCTGCAAACAACTTTTTAATGTGTTGCATCGGTGGCCTTTTCTTTAACCCTTCTACAGGGCTAGGCATACAGTTAATAACTTCTTCTGCTTGGGATGCTAAACGTAGTGCAGCTGGTTGCTGACTTACTCCATTAATAAGATTAGGAATAGAGCTACTAATTAATGGCATGGTTAACGCTCAAGTGTACGAGAAGGTAAGTAAGTATTGATAGGGCTTGTTCTGTTTAGATGGCCTCTTAACATACTGTGTTCTGTCTTAGTAGTTTCCTCTTCCAGGAAAGCACTTCGAGCCTCCAGTTCTTGTGTCAAGTTTAACTTAGTTAAATCAGCAGAACCAATAATCGCTTCTTGTAATTGTCTTCCTGCCTTAATAGTTATATATTGCCGTGCGTGTTCGGGGAGTAAATCCCACTCAAGGATGGTTGTCATATCAACTATTAAATCAGACACAAATGTATATCTATTATTTCTTCTGTCGTATAACTTGTCTCCTCGTTGCACTACATCTATATCTGGGTACTCCAAGTTATCAACTACAACTCGACTTACATTACTCGATAACTCTATCTCGTTAGTCGATGTCCGTTCCAGTTTCTTTTCTAGGTCTGTATTAAACGACCAACCTTCTGATTGCAATGTCCTACTTACATCATTCAATGTATCTTCTGCTTGCTTTGCCAATCCAAATTGACCTTGCAAACTGTTAACAGGTGCTTCTCCAAGCATTTGTAGAACTCTGTTAACTGCTTCTAGAAAGCTGGTGCGGTTAAGTGCCATTACTTCTTCTTCCTTTTCTTAGCAGTCTTTGCTGATCTCTTAAAGTTAGCAGCAGTAGGTGCGCCCTTTGCTCCAGGCTTACGCATCTTCTCTCCACTACCAGCTTTTATTCTCTTACGCTTTGCGTGTATGTTTGCGTAGAGTCCTTTCTTTTTTGCCATAGTTAACACTTCCATTTACGAAGGGCTTTGTTGATCCTGCTCTTGGGATTCCTAGCAGTTTTGCTAGATGTTCTTTTCTTCTTCATCCCTTCCATCCTGGCGCAAAAAGATTTTTTTCTTTTACCGCCTCCAGGTTGAGGTGCTTTCAGATTAGAACCAGTTGCTTTATTTATCTTTCTCCTACCAGCAGCTGTTAAACCGCCTGACCTACTCTTATGTTTGCCCATCTTGAGGCGTACATTTTTCTTAGTAGCCATTTACTTTTTCTTTTTCTTTTTCTTTTTAGGAGGTCTGCCTACCTTAGTACCATAAGTACCTTTGCCATAAGGAGCCATAAGAATAAAGGGGGTTGTGTTACCCCCTTATATTAACGGCTTATGAGTTAGCTGCATAGAGTTCGATTGAACAGTCTGGGCGAAGTACGCCTGTTCCGTGAACCATGCTTCCAACAAGGAATGTTCCCTGGTATAAAGCGTGGACATCTGCTCCTGTCTGCTCCATCTTAAGATCCATCAACTTAACTGTACC